AAGACCTAGCCAAGTCTTATAGCGAATTAGAAACTATGGTTGGCAAAAAAGAAGATGAGTATAAAGAAAAGTTTATGAGAGAACAGGAAGAGATTGCTTATGCAGATCGACCTGCGACTGCGGGAGATTATCTTATAAGTGATGAAGCTAAACAACTTTTAGATATGGGAGCGGTTACAGACAACAAGTTATTAAACTGGTGGTCAGATCATTCATATACTAATGGGTTTGGTCAAGATGAATTTAACTCTGGCATTATGATGTACCTAGAACAAATAAGCGAAACACTTCCTAACCCAGAACAGGAAATGAAAAAGCTAGGGGAAAGCGCAAACATAAGAGTTGAAGCTGTATCTTTATTTGCTAATCAATATTTTCCTAAAGATTTAATTCCAATG